TTCATATTAACCCCCTAACTACCATTGTATGTAATGCAAATAATCCAACGCCTGAAAGCATCAAAGACGTTACAGCAACAAATAATATTTTATAAAATATATCTTTCATATTTTCCCCTTTCTTTCTTTTAATACTAATTTACAATTTTCAAGTCTTTCATTGTCTTCATCAGTATTTAAAAAACTTGAAATAGGTTGACTTAATGCTTTAATCATAACTTTAATTTGCCATGTTGGTTTTTTTCTTATTACTTCTATTCTCATATTTTCCCCTTTCTTTAATCAATAAATTGTCTTGCTACATCTAAAGCAAAAACCAAAAAACAACCAAAGGCTAAAACAAAACCTAAAGTTGTATAAGTTGTCATTGTTAACATCATCCCCATAACTGAGCATAAGATTAACAAAACCCATTTTGTAATTAATAATATTCCATCCATTTTATTTATCCTTTTCATCTTTTTGTATTTGTTTTTTAGCTTCTTTAAATGTTATTAATGCGTCATTGTAGTTAGAATAAAAATCCTCATCTACAATGTATTTATTTTTACTAACTACATCAACAAACCAACTATCTTCATCTTTAAACTTACTCATTGTGTCATTAAAAACTACATGACCAATATAGGTATGGTATCTTCCACATTTACTATTATATTCCATTTTATTTTATCCTTTCTTTTTATTTGTCAATAGCATTATATATATTATTTGTCAATAGTATATTATAACCATTCATGTCTTAAATAATAACCATCATCCCAAATTTTACGACATAAGCTATATACAGCATGAAAACCCATATCCATATTGCCAAAAGATTGCCTGATTGAATATGAATTATTTTCATCTAACTTATGATCCATAATTATTGAATAGTGATAAGTGCATTGATAAGGTCTATTATCCTTAATATATCTTAATTGGATATAAGTTGTTCCTGATGGTGTTGATTTAATTAATTGAGTATAGATTGTATCACCTTTGTTAAATGTTTTTTTCATGTGTTCAATAGCACAATCAAAGTCTAATTTTTTCTTTGCTTTGTTTGTTGCTTCTGTGATTGTCCATTCTTTTGATAAATCAAGATGATTTGTTATCCAATCTTTTGCCTCTGAAGTATTAGAGAAGTTTTTTTCAAAATGATCTCTAATATCTTTGTTATTTGTTATTAAGTATTCCATGATATTAACCTTTCTTTTTGTTGTTTTTTTATGTATAAATTAAACATAACAACTTAATATATTATTGTCAATAGCTTGTCAATACATAAAATAAAAAAATAATATGAATCATATCAAATTTACAAATGAAGTCTTAAATCGTATCTATTCACAATTAGCTCTGGGAAATGGTATCAAGACTATATTAAAAGACTTAAATTTATCATGGGAAGGATTTCGTCAATTAATGCACAAAAAACCAAAAGTTAGAGAACAATATGAATTAGCTAAACAAGATGGGGTTGATTATTTACTTTCAGAAAGTGCAACTGAATTGAAGAAAGCAATAGAAGATTTTAAAGCAAATGGGAAGGGTGATCTTGCTACAAGTCATTTAATTAAAGAAGCTGTAGCATTGACCAAATGGAAGGCATCCAAATTATTACCAAAATACAATGACAATGTTAAGAAATTGGAACTTGCAAACCATGACAATAAACCTTTAATTGTTAAATGGTCAGATAAATAAATCAATTAAATCAATATTAATTACACTTGAAGGATAGATTTTTTCTATCCTCTTTGCAAAAACTTGCCCTGACCCCATATAAAACAAAATTTTTTACAATATAAGGTCAATTCTACTTTTAATTTAGTTAATTTATAATTTTTCTAGCTTAAGGTTGTTCTGATACTTGAGCGTTATCAGTAATAATTAGAAAGTGCATAAAAAATCTGGGGGGTTTTAAAAGGTCATCCCCTGATTTTTATTTTTTCGCTTCGCATATTACGTTAGGAGGTATATATATCTAAACAAGAGGAGCATCTTATGTTTGAAAAAATTAAATCAAGAATAACTGCTATAGTTGTAGTATCTGAATATAACAATTCAGTAATAGTTCACTTTGATGGCTTTGAAGACTATGAAGATGCTAAAGACTTTTCTGAATACATGACAGATCAACTAGGAATTAAACCCTTGAATATTCCACCTGATACGACTATTCATTAAGGGGGGTTTTATTTTAAAATGTCTGAGATCGTAATTCCATACACACCTAGAAAATTACAAAAATTTTTGCACAATGAGATGCTTAAGCACCGATTTAACGTAATAGTTGCACATAGAAGGTCTGGCAAAACTGTAATGTGTATCAATCACATGATTAGAGATGCTTTGACCAACCCCAAACCTAATCCAAGATATGCCTTTTTTTCACCAACATTTAAACAAGGTAAAGCGACTGCTTGGGATTACATAAAAACCTTTGGTAAAAATATTCCATTTGTTAAATTCAATGAATCAGAACTTAGATGTGATTTTCCTAATGGTGCAAGAATAACTATTCTTGGAGCTGAAAACGATCAAGCACTTAGGGGTATATTTTTAGATGGATGCGTTATGGATGAAACACAAAGTTTATCCCCAACAATATTTCCTGAGATTATCAGACCTGCTTTGGCTGACCGAAAAGGATGGTGTATTTTCATTGGCACACCCAAAGGACAAAATTATTTTTATAAATTACATCAAGAAGCTAAATCTCAAAAGGATTGGTGGACTGGGGTGTTTAAAGCAAGTCAAACAAAAATACTAGATGATGATGAATTAAGTTCTGCAAAAGAAATGATGTCAGAAGATTTATATGAACAGGAGTTTGAGTGTTCGTTTCAAGCTGCAATCACTGGATCATACTATGGTGCTATTATAGATGACCTGGAAAAGAAAAATAGAATAACCAGTGTTCCTTATGATGAAAATTTAGATACAGAAACTTGGTGGGATTTGGGTCTAAAAGATTCTACAGCGATTTGGTTCGTACAAAAACACAATGATGAAATCAGGGTAATTGATTATGAAGAATCCTCTGGTGAAGGTTTAGATTTCTATGCTGATCTGCTAGACTCCAAACCATATAAATATTATAGACATATAGCTCCACATGATATAAAAGTTAGGGAATTAGGAGCTTTTGGTAAATCAAGATTAGAATCAGCTCTTGAATTGGGTATATCTTTTGATATAGCTCCGAAACTTTCTATTGAAGATGGAATTGAAGCTGTTAGAAAGAACTTACCTAAATGTTATTTTGATAAAGAAAAAACACATCAAGGAGTTGAAGCATTGAAGGCTTATCAAAAAAAATGGGATGAAAAAAATCAATGTTTTAAAAACAGACCCATTCACAACTTCGCCAGTCATCCAGCAGATGCGTTTAGATATGGTTGCACTTTTGTTGGTGGTAAAATGACAGATTGGAAAAAAGAAATTGAAGTTAACACAAGTTATATAATTTAACATGGCTGAATTAGATTTAAAATTAAAAACACTTCTTGGTAATCATATTGAAAATGCTTTAGGATATTTAGGTGGTAATCTTTCTGAAGCTAGAAAAAAATCTATTGAATATTATTTAGGAGATAAACTTGGAACTGAAATAGATGGTCGTTCACAAGTCGTATCAACTGATGTATCTGATACTATTGAAAGTATCTTACCAAATTTATTAAGAATATTTACTGCGTCTGATAAAGTAGTTAAGTGTGAACCTGTAACTGCTGAAGATGTACCTTTATCTGAACAAGCAACAGCATATTTAAATCATGTGTTTTACAAAGACAATGATGGCTTTCAATTATTATATAATTTTTTCAAAGACGCATTAATTGAAAAAAATGGTTTTTTAAAAATTTATTGGGATGAGTCTGAAAGTGTAGAATTTGAAACTTATGAAAATTTATCTAAAGCAGATAAAGATGCACTCAATGACACTAAAGATGAAATAGAAATAATTGAAGAAGAAGAATTTATAGATGAAAAAGCAAAGGAAGAATTTAATAATTTATTAGAACAATACAGAGAACAGGGTGTAGAAATACCTGATGCCAAAGAACCAGATTTTACTTTGTATAATTGTAAAATTAAAAGAACTAAAAAACATGGTAAAATAAAAATTGAATCTGTACCCCCTGAAGAATTTTTAATTGATCGTAATGCTAAAACAATTGATGATGCAGATTTTGTTTCGCATAAAGTTTTAATGTCAAGATCAGACTTAGTGGCTATGGGTTATCCAGAAGATGAAGTAAAAAATCTTCCAGCATCAAGTGCCT